CAAGGTGGTGGCGCATTACGATTGAATTGAGCGTTCGTTTTTCCTGTGGTTGTTGGTTTTCCATTTTTTCCGTATTATTTATTGTTGATGTTGTTTCTATGAGTCTGTTGCTTGAATCAGCAGGCTCATGGCTTTTCCTCATCGCCTACATCTCCGATATTGAGGCATCCAAGCGTTTTAACCTGCAATCCAAGCTGAGACTGTAGTCTCTGCTCATTTGCCTTTTTAAGGTTCTCAGCATTCCATTTGCGTTGATACTCTCTTACCTTTTCAGGGTTCTCAGCCCTCCATTTGCGTTGATTCTCTCTTGCCTTTTCAGGGTTCTCAGCATTCCATTTGCGTTGATTCTCTCTTGCCTTTTCAGGGTTCTCAGCATTCCATTTGCGTTGATACTCTCTTACCTTTTCAGGGTTCTCAGCCCTCCATTTGCGTTGATACTCTCTTACCTTTTCAGGGTTCTCAGCCCACCATTTGCGTTGCTTCTCTCTTGCCTTTTCAGGGTTCTCAGCCCTCCATTTGCGTTGATACTCTCTTGCCTTTTCAGGGTTCTCAGCCCTCTGTTTGCGTTGCTGCTCATTTACCTTTTCAAGGTTCTCAGCCATCCATTTGCGTTGATACTCTCTTACCTTTTCAGGGTTCTCAGCCCTCCATTTGCGTTCCTTCTCATTTACCTTTTCAAGGTTCGCAGCTCTCCACTTACGTTGATACTCCCGCTTTCGCTCCCGTTGCTCTTCAGTCATAATTCTTATTGTTGTTGATGTTGTTTCCGAAGTCCCGATGTTAGCGCATTGGGATTTCGCTTTTAAAGACTATCACTTATCGTTGTCATAAGCCAGAATCCAAGTTCAGCCACCTTTTCTGCTAATTCTGTTGTGATCTGCGAGCCAACAGCCGTTTCTGTTGCAGGCATATCTATACTTTCAATCTCTGCCATATACGAGCTTAAAAGCGCCCTGTCTTTATCGTAAAACTCCATAGCCGTTATTGTTATTATTGTTGATTAATACCAGTACTCCTTTACACCGTCGCCCTCTTTGTCCGCAATCATCTCTTCCTTCCTAAAATCATAAATCAGATAACCGGTCTTTACGACAACGAGAGCTAACGCAATCCAGAACCCAATCGAGGCACACAAAGTCATTTGCTCACCATCAATCGCGGGGACAGCAAAGAGCCCGACGATCATTAGCACCATCCCCGTTTTTACCACTTCAATTGTCTTCATTCTTCCTCTCCGTTTTTGATCGTTGATTATAATGGCTTAGGTATATTCCACTCCGCTATCGCCTCAAGCGCCTGAATAATACCAAGAATTACGGCAGAACAGATTCCTGCAAAAGATGTCATGGTTATCGTTTCCCCGTCGATTACAGGAGCCATCATTAGCCCTATAATCATTATGACGAGTGTGTTCTTTATTATGTCGATAGTGCTCATCCTTCCTCCTCTATCGGTATCTGATAGCTGTCTTCAGCCATCAAAATGCCGGCCTCGGTAAACTTTACGATCTCATAAAACTTGGTCTCTCGTGTGATCGAGTACCTGATCACGCGCCCGATCTCCGCCAAAAGCTTTTTCATTCTTCCTCCTTTTTAATTATACATCGCCAGAGCCAGACCCATTGCCATCGCCATAGCCTTTGCCATCGCCAGAGCCATTGCCATTGCCTTCGCCATCGCCAGAGCCTTCGCCATAGCCTTCGCCATAGCCTTCGCCAGAGCCAGACCCATTGCCATCGCCATAGCCTTTGCCATCGCCAGAGCCATAGCCAGAGCCATCGCCATCGCCAGAGCCATAGCCAGAGCCATCGCCAGAGCCATCGCCATCGCCATAGCCATAGTTTATACCGTCCATTCCGCCACCTCATTTAATGATTTCAAAGCGATATGAGATAGTGGTATAATCTCTATCGCTTGGGTTAGGATTATTGACTTTACCGTCAAAGATATCCGGCTTTCTTTGACGTTTTTCAGCCCTTTTTCAGCTATGTCGGACAGTGTATTTGCCCCGTTCCACGACCATATTCGGCGAGCGTTATTTAACTCCACTTCCATCCCGTCATGCCTGACTAGTTCGCCAAAATGCACGCCAGCCGAATAAGTGCGTATCAATACGTGCTTAGCCGATTCCGTCGGTGGAATCTTTTTTGTGTAAATTTCCCCATTAATCGTGATTTCATTTGACATGTTGGTTCCTGTTTTGTTGTTTATGGATAATTAATTCGATGTCTTCCATTTTGTGAAGCCTTCCCAAGATGTCTCTGATACTTCCAGTACCGAAATCGACTGTCTGCAGACAAAAGACATCGTTATCACCGAACTCATTTTTGTTACTGAATTTGTCCAGGTACGCGAACCTTGATTCGTTGAATTCTTCTCGTGTCATTTTCCTCCCCGATTAAAATGTTGTTGAAAATTCAGCCGAAACGCCACCCTGTTTCGGAGCAACCCGAACACCACCAAGCCAGGCACCAACAGCTCCTCCAATCGCCCACTCCGACATATCCGCCATGCTGGCGTTTTTGTCGAGCAATTCTTCTTTACCAATTCCGATCATTGATGGTACTATCCAGCTTACAACTGGACTTGCTCCCTGCGTCCTGAGCGCATACGCAATGCCGGCACCAAGAGCGATATGAGAAGTAACAGGTACCCACGAAGGATTGTTGTTGCTCCAGTCGCAAAACTGCCGATACGAACTTTCCGCCCTTGCGCTTGCCGATTGCCCAACGAGCAGGCCTATAATTAGCCATGCGATGCGCTTCATAATGCTCTCCTTTTCATTTACAGTGGTGGGTTTTTTTTGTTTAGTTGACATTTTCTGCCTCTTCAGTTAATTGGTTAATCTCCCATCTGATCTCTTCTCGCTTCAACTTTTCACTCTTTTTATCCCTCAGCATTTCTCCGTATATCGCCCTGTACTCTTCCATAACAATTGGGTTATCTCGGTGAAATCTTTTCTTGACAGCTCCCACTGAAATGGACACCCCCTTTCTTTCTTCGAGCCTATCACGAACTCTCGGAAATATCCCCTTGAGCTTCCTGTTATCGAACTTTTCTTTCATCATGTCGCTTATGTGTATCTTTACTGTCTCTTAGTTGTCACAAAAGAATTATAACCAAATAATTGGAAAACATCAAAAAAAAAGATAAAATAATTGGAGGTAACATGAAGAATAATGATCAAGAAGAGTACCGTGAAGATGAAATTGGCCGTAGTCTTGGTGAACTTAATGGGCATTGCCCCGGGGATTGCGCTAAGCCAGTAATCCGGAACCTCTCAGAAATGGGAGGTTTTTTTTTGTTGCCAACCCCCCTAAGTTAAACTTATGCGCCTATCCTTAACGTACCCGATAAACAAGTTAAGGCAGCGCATATATAACCGGCTTCTTGAGCTTGTCCAGATAATCAGACCATTCCTGCATCATCCTTTCAGCGCGGGTAACGGTTTGCCATCGGCAGTATATTTTTGTGGAGCGATCAAGAGGAAAAGACCGCCACCATCAAAAAGCGATTGCGCTTTATCGGTTGGCCTGGTTGTCTTTTGTCGGGGTTGCGGGAACCTATGAATTAATACTGAAGGAACCTTGCGGAGCATGTCAATAAAAGTATACCTAAAGCTATACTTAATAATGTTATCATCTTAATTTAAATCTTTTCGATAAAATCCCCCTTCAGGCAGGTCTGCTGCCATAGGGATTGCAACTCCAGTGGAATCTTTAACCCACACTTTAACACCCTTCAAAGTTTCCCTGAGCTGGACCATCTTGGTTGTACCACTACCGAGGTACACTACTCTATTTGAGCTGCTACACGCGCTTATCAACAACAGGGATATTAACCCAGCCGTCTTTTTGTGCCGACCGAATAAAGTTGTCATCGTCTTTTGTTGGTTTACTTGCGGTTAATTCCTGCGGCTCGTTCGCCAGCCGCCAGGCCCTGACAAGCCCTACCATCACGCCAGGCGACGATAGAGCTTTTGCAATACCATAGCATATCGCTATGGTGACTTTTTCAATCCAGTCCGTCATGAGGCTGGCGTTGGATTAGTGACAGCGCTCTTTTTCAGGGCGATCCTTATCGCGCCAGGGATGTCCGAGGCAGTCTTCACGATCTGATTAAATTCGTCAAGACTGAGGCTATTGTCTGCGCTTGCCGATACGACTTCGCCGAGCAGTGACAGCGTACCATCCGCGCCAGCTTTGACCGCTTGGAGCGCATTTTCAGCAAGGACAAGCTTATCCTTGTACTGATTGACGTAGGCAAATGCCTTCACTGCGCCCAGCGCGAAAATAATCGTCGGAGCGAGAAATGAAGAAATGCTTGAAAAGTCCATGGTGTTGTTCTCCTTTTGTTTTTGTTGGTTGTTATTATTCAGGCAGGGTTTTCCCTGCTTGAAAATCTCTTAATGACAGACCGCCTGTAAACTGAAAATGCGGCTTTTCTGGAAAGCTCTTCCAATCTCCGGCCCACTCAAGGCCGCAAGATTTCCCGATGTGGCCGATGCTTAGCCATACCTGCATGTCGTCCCATACCGGCTTACCACAAATCACCGGAACGGTATCAAATGCGACGTGGTACTGGTGGAAACTTTGGCCTCCACGGGCATTTGTTACAATGTGTCCAGGGGTGGTTCTTCCCTGGGCATAAAGAGCGTTCTGGATCTCGATATCCCTGTAAGTGCTGGTAATCAGGATATCAATTCCTGACTTCTTGCACTCATCGAGAAACTTCTCGCAAAGTGGCTGCACTTTTATGTGCAGGTCGCTGATGTTTCGGCTGTTTATCATGATGCTTCGTTTGTTCTTGGGTTTAACCTTTTTAGCAATGCACACCCTTCTGCATGTTTCAGTTCGATTGTCCTGATACGATCAAAGACTTCGCTAAGACTTTTATCAAGGTTCTCTTTCAGCAAAGACTGGTTATCGCTGATCTGCTTTACTGTTTGCGTTACTGTGCTGAGAGACTTCGTGATATCCGCTTCTTTTAGAGAAACTTTCAACTCTGCGTTTTCTTTGTTAAGAGCGAATCCCATTTTTGCATAGTAAGCGGCAATTCCTGCCAGAAGAAGAACCGATGTTGTACCTATTGCGACAAAATCCGAGAAATCAACCTGAGTTATCTGCATGTTTATTTTTTTAAAGAGATGTTGGACGCAAAGCAAATGTTGACTCTGTCTTCCCTGCGTTAGAACCGTAAACAGATTTCCATTGTGCCGTGTATTGTCCAGAGCCATTAGACCCACTCTGATAAATATATTGCCACGTTCCGGTTCCTGAGTTATATGTTGCCGCCTGATTCAATACAGGAATAGTCCCGTCTGGAGCTAGAATAGATACCGTCACCGATGCCGGAGTCCCTCCTCCAACAATGGTTATTTGAGCGCTGAGCAAGACAGATGTTCCTAAAAACATGATTCAAACGTTTATTGCGTCGAAACGCTTTGGTTTATCAACTCTATTTCTGACATGCTTGCGCCAATATATTCACCACTCATTCCAGTTATGCTCATTTCATCGAGATCACTTGGCATAAATCCAATGAGATCACTGAGTGTGCGATTTTGAGCCATTATAAGCTCTCCTGATGCAGTTACAAACGAACAATGCTCTACTGCATGAAGGGCGTAGATTCCAATGTCCACGGTAATCCAGACTCCTGAAGCTACGTCCGTTATGTGTAGTGTTTCAGATGCAAGAAACGCTGTGCCGAATGTAGTATTATCGAAAAGTAAGGACGTTTCAGTTGGGGATATTGCTGAAATCGTATAGACTTTCTCGCTTATCGCAGAACTTTCTGATATGGAAGTTGAAACCGATATTCCTGCAAGGTCGTTGCTGTTTAATGTTTCGGTGGACTGTATTATCACTTGACCAAACGACGCATCTGTTTGAGCTGACGTGTCATTGGTCGATATCGAGACAACAGCTCCAAATAAATCAAAAGACCCAGAGGAATCTGTCGTTTTGATTACGGATAAGACGTTTGTTAACGTATCATTTGATGAACTGGAATCGGTAACTGTTGACAGAACTACGATTCCTGTTGACTCTGATGTTGCTGACGAATCAAGAGCCGACACAGAGATTATAACAGACTTTGTGTCTGTTGATGTAGACATCTCTGAAGGGTATGATGATATCACACATGAAATTGCATCTGCAGCTGATCCTGAGTCGGCTGCGTTCAGGGCAGATGTGAACGTAGCAACATCAGTCGATGAAGACGAATCAAATCTTGCTGTCGTTATTGATATTGATGAGCCTTCTGAACCAGAAACCCTCTCTGAAGGCGAATAGGTTGCAAAGTTTCCCTGGATAACGGAATCTGTCGCTACTGAAGAATCAATAGCTATCAGCGAAACACCGATTACGTAAATATCAGTCGATGATGACGAATCAGTGGATGTTATGGCGGATACCAACCCTACCACATCCGATGAGCTTGACGAGTCAACAGAAACCGGAGTTACGTTAATGCCTGGTTTGTCGGATGATGATGACGAATCAGAAGGAGATGCGCTTGCAACAATTGCTGAAGCATCTGTTGCTGTCGATGAGTCGGCAGGGCTCTCCGTATCGCTTCCTGCACCCGTCGCGGTTATCTGGATTGTGAACGAATTGTCATTTGATGCCATGCTCCCGAAACTACCCGGTGTTTCGGAAGATGACGGTGACGATTTGTAGAATATTCCTGAAGATCTACTCGGATTGTTCGTCGTGTTTCCTGTGGTATACCCCGTCGGATTTGACGGTGATGTTGATGTGGTGTTCGCTATAGCTGCAAGGCAGTAATCAGAGCTACTAAGCCCTGTTAATGTCGGGCCGTTCTGCCCATCAACAGTATAATTCCCTATTGCAGCGCCACTGAAAGTCGCCATAGATGCGGTAGCGTATCCGCTTATGGTGATATTGAACGACGATGTTGAAGACACAGTCCTATAATAGATCGCTCCATTTGCCGCGCTGTCCAATAGTGTCCAACCTGATGGTGTCGTTATACTATTGTTTGACACCACCATCACGGCAAGGTGGCCTGATGCCGTTCCAGCAGGATACGACATTGATATTGAAGCACTCGCGTATCCTCCAGAACCGCCAATGAACGCGATGCTCATATCAACTAAACTGCACGGTGTAGTTTAGCGTCAGCTGGAATCCGTTGCTTGTCGTTACAGGCCCGATAAGTAGGTGACTTAGCATGGTTCCCGCGCTCGAAGCGTTAAAGATTCCCGCTTCCTGCACAGTGCTTGCTCCCGAAGCAGTCCATGTATAAGCGATCTTCAGTGTGTCGTTCGTGTAAGTCGTTGTGGTTCTCGAAACAGTGCCACCCGCTCTAGCTAGTGAGTTCGTTGAGATTTCGCCGCCAAGCGCCGTGTCTCCAACAACGGGTGTTGTTGCGCTTGTGCCAACAGCGAGGTACGTAAACGCCGTTACGCTTCCCGTGTTACCAACAAGGCCCGCAATGGCGCCCTTGCCAGCACTGGTGATGATATTGTTGTAGGTTTCCTCATGCACGACATTGCCTTCAGCATCTTGCAAGATGACCGTGCAAGTACCGTCAATTTTAACAATATTATCTTGTTGCTTTTCCTGTCCGAGAATTTCAGTTTCCGGCATAATTTGCTCCTATTGAGTGTTACTGTTAATTTGGTTATACACTTCTGAATATCACTCCGTTAACACGGAATCGCGCGTATCCTGTTGCCGTTCCGCTTGTCCATGCAGTGGCAACTACCTGAAAAAATTTCATGCTTAAAGGAAGATTCCATGCGCCATTTCCCGTGCAACTGGTTACTCCTGTTGCAGAACCAACCGGCTGAGCGATAAGGTTAGACCAGTTTGTCGCGTCAAATGAACCCTGAAAGGTCAATGTTCCTACCCAAGTTCCTTGAATTTGGAAGCAAACATCGCCAAATTCCGAAACCTCAACAGGCGGAATGAGTAACCCGCCGTTTGCCGTAACCGAGTTTAAAACAAAATCCCTCACCAGTGCGCGGTGGGGTTCTCCAAGATTATTTATCTCCTGAATGACCTGTGTTGGTATTATTGCCTGAGATGCGGCCATGATGATGGGATGATGGAGTTAAAAAAATGCTCCAAAGAAAATCCGAACATCTGAGAACTATTCCAGTGAGTAAAATATTTTGTAGATTTGTAGTGAAGGTATCTTCAACAAAGATTATTGAATCATGTGGGAAATAGCAGGAGGAATTCTTTTGGCGATGCTTGCCATTACTTTAGCGCCGATTGTTGTTGTGCTCTTCCTTATCGGCCTTTTGGTGTTGTTTGTTGTGGCTCTGTTCTATAACCAAAATATGGTTATAATGTTTGGGTTATACCTATTAGTAGCCTTCCCTTTATTTCTTCTTAGAGAGCGATTATACAAAAAGAGATGATCACTTATTGTATTGCTCACCCACTGATGCCCCGAACGGTGTTAAGATAGTAGGCAAAAATCTTGGATATTTCGCAGGCAACTGGTTCAGTAAAGGCAGTCCATGGGTAAGATACGCTGCTGATATGGGATTGTCTGTCGCGCCAAGAATGAGGTTTGCAATCCCTGCTGAAGGAATTGCTGAGAGCGGATTCTGAGCAAGACTTTCGACAAACGTTCTTGTTGCCGTTCCTGAATCGTTAAGAAGCCGCCAGTTTTTGTTCGCCTCCGCCAACCGTGCTATATCGACCAATGGGCCAGATATAGCACCTGTCTTATATGCATCACCATAGTAACTCTGCAATGCGTTCGCTACCGATAGAGGGTTTACATTACCATTGGTTACTGACTTTCCTTTTGTAAGGGTTTTCAGTGACGAATACATTCTATCGGCCTTATCGAGTACGTCCTGAGAATTTTGAGGCAACGACTGGATAGCATTCTCTTGGAGGATCTTTTGTACATCCTTGAGAGCTGAACCAAGGGTAGTGTTTGGAGATGATGAATAGAGAGCATCGTCTGCAGCGTTTTTAAGCATTGTCCTACCGCCCTGATAGATATTCCCTGGTACGTCTCCTGCTCCGGTAAAGCTTGTGTATTTGTCGATTGCGTTATTCACACCTTGCCCAAGATCTCCAAAAGGAGCGTACTTTGACTTAATATCTGCGATCTGTTGCTGGAATTCAGGCCCAAACTGAATGTTTGTATCAGGAGAATAAACCTTGTTATAGAGCGATCCTATGTTATTCTTGGCTACACCGAGAACATCTGGCGTTATAGCATCTGCATCTTGGCCTATTGATTTTGCTGCAAGCGTGTTTAACGTTGACTGATTTCCCGTTACACGCGACTTCTTCCACCACGTCGCGCCAGGAATATTCGACAACTGATCTTCTATGCTCATGAGACCTGGCTGTCCAGTCCTTTGTCCTGGAGTCAGGTTTATACCTATCTTATCAGCTAACGCAACACCAGCTTTTTCAGATGGCGAAAGATTTCCCATTGGTCGGAATATCGAGTTTGCAAGCTTTCCAACACCATATCCTGCTATTCCACCAAGCAATCCTCCACCAATATTGCCAGCGGACTGGCTTGCATAATCGCTGTTCTGCGTATCAACCGGCTGGAAAGAACCAAGAGCCCCTCCTATCGCAGCGGATCCGAAAAGCGTATTTGCGCCAGGAATAGACATTAAAGGAAGTCCTGCCGTTGCGTTCCCTAAAATCCTTCCCCAGTCTATATCAGACCCATTTTGAGTTTGATACGCTTTGTTGTAATCCCTAAGGCTATTTGATATATCCGCATCATTTTGGCCCATATTTTTGGTCAGCTTATCAATGATATCAGGCATAATAGGAGAAATTCCAGACATCAAAGGAGCTAACGAAGGAGCGGTCATTGCTCCAATATTTGGCAATACCGTGCTTAACGGAGTATCGGTAAGCGGAATATTATGTGTATTAATCCAGTCCATCAAGTGCATGGCTCGCTGGGCTGCTCCCTGACCAACATCTGTTAAACCCCTAACGAAACTATCACCAAAATTTAATTGATTATCAGGGGAAGATTGCTGTTGGTTATCATTTCCCTGTTCCGGTACAGGGCTCCACTGGTAATATTTTGAGTTCCACTGATGAGCGTTTCCATTAGCATCTTTATACCATTCGCCCTCCTTGATATCATGGGAACCGTCCCAATAGGAAATATTGCCTTGTTGCGCTTGCTGATTCTGAGGAGTTGTTGTTTCAGGATCCAAACCGAAAATATCAGCTCCTGTCGAACCAGAAGTATCTTGTTGCTGATTTTGCTCGCTCTGATTATTTTGAGATACCCCTCCAGGAGATAATCCAAAGATATCCGCACCATCAGAAGGGGTTTTTGCCTGGCTTGGAGAAAAAGCGGATGCCTGAGTTTGTTCAGGTTGCGGCCCATTTGAATTTGGAGAACCAAGAACTTTTGTGACATAATTTCTTGTTTCTGCAATATTTGGGATACCTCCAGAACGCCTTACATTTCCAGGTCCCGCATTATACGCTGCAACGGCAAGGTCAGGACTGCCGAAGTTATCAAGCTGCTGCTTAAGGTAACTTATGCCACCCCTTATATTCTGTGCCAAATCGCTTGGATCAACGCCAAGATCTTGAGCCGTTCCAGGCATTAATTGCATCACACCAATAGCCCCAGCATCACTTACCTTTCCTTGATCGAATCCAGACTCTGCGTTCGCAACACGAAGAGCAAGGTCAGGATCTACGCCCTGGTTAATCGCCTCTTGTGATATTAAGCCTGTAATATCCATTACTGGTTCTGAAATATTGGGTTTTTCTGAGTCCATATATTCATGTAATCCTGAAACCCTTTTCCTGAGCTGTCAGGAGTATCTATTCTTCCAAACCTTTGCTGCCACTGTCGAGCCATATTTGCAGTTTGTATTTGCCTGTTAAGAAGAGCTATGGCGTTTTGTGCTATAAGATTTCTTCCGCCAGGCGTGTTGGCTAATGACGGAGTTACCTGATTAAATAATGAGACTTCATTGTCCGTCATCCTGGTGATTCCGGCATTTTTTATCAAATCCGGCACCATGCTTGTTGCCAGCGCTTTTGCTGCGTCTTTATTTGCAATATTCCCAGGGCCTATATTGAATCCAAGCGATTTTGCTGCACTTTGAATATCATATTGGTCTGGAGCAAGCTTTCCTCCGTTTTGATCTGCGAGAAGCTGCTGGATCTGCTGGTATTTAGCAATATTTGTTCTAGCAGAAATGGCATTATCCTGTATAGCGTTATACTCATTTGACGCTGATTTCGCGGTATTTGTTTGGTATTCGGTATTTCCAGCGACAGATGAGGGATTGAGCCCTACAATTGCTCCATTTCCTGAGTAGCTTCCTGTATCAGATGGTGAATAGTAACCTGTTCCGGTATAACTGCCAGTTTGTGGAGAATATGCTTGCCCGTTATTATCGGTCGGAACATTTCTGACGACCATTCCCGTTTTTGGATCCACTGAATTGAAAGCTTCAAGGTTTTTCCCAAGAGCAGCCGTTGCTGCTTTTCCTGTGTTATACCCTGGTATCCATGAATATGACCTCGTTGCTGGATCGTATTGCATTCCCTCAGGAACTTTTGGGGTTGCTGATATGGATCCATCTGCATTCTGAATCATGCTTCCCTCTCTTACAGCATTCCCAAAATTAGCCACCTTCCATGCGTCCAATGCGTCTTTAGGCAAAAAACCATATGATATTGCTCCCACGAGCTTGTCGAGAGGCATACTTGCTAATCCTCCTGAATTGCCCTGCGATGACGGTTGATCTGGTTGCGCTTGTTGAGGCTGTATTTTTTGTAATAGCTGCATTCCATAATCAGGATTTATGGACATAGGATTTAGGGCGGAAGACTGAAAGGGTGCAGGTTCTTGTGAATTCTCTTCATTATTCGCAGAATATCCTGTCGGTTGCTGCGCGCTTGACTGTTGACCGCTATTCATTAAATCATTAAGTCCTGTCGGTTGCTGCGCGCTTGACTGTTGACCGTAATTCATTAAATCATATCCTGTCGGTTGCTGCGCGCTTGACTGTTGGCCGCTATTCATTAAATCATTAAGGAACGCCATTTTTTGGCGCGCCATATTCATCTGTATGGCTTGCTGCTGATTCTGAATACCCTGCTGATACCCCTGCTGACCTCCTGCCAAACCTTGTGCAATCACTTGCCCTATTCCTACAGGCATGCGGGATGGCGCGGATGCAGCAAGGAGACCTTGAGCTATTCCGAGTAAGCCTTGCGTCTGAGGATCAGCATAATTTATGTCAAGTAGTCCCATGATGTCAGATTTTTAAATACCGAGTAAATTACCGATACCACCAAGAAGAGAAGTTCCTCCAACCCCACCGAGCGGTGTTGAAGC